ATATAATTCTTTTAACACCTAAAGCATCTATTCTCGAAACCCTAACATAATTAACATAGTCTTGTGGTAATATAACAGAAAGACTTGGAGGTATATTTAATTCTTGAGATTTTACAGATTTTAAAGTATCATAACTAAATTCCTGTAAACCACGTTTTGCGTGAAATATTATATCAGTTCTTTTAGCATCTGATATTAATTTGTCTTTTCCAACAAATCCAACTATAAAATTATTAACAATGTCTTTTAATGTTACATAACTATAACTTCCATAATTTTGCTCCGTAGTAACGCCATATGCATCTCTATTACCAAAGCTACCACCATCAATTGTTTTTAATTGACATACTAATATGTTATTCTGTGGTAGTGGAGCTGCTAAAGAAACAATATTCCTATCAACACTGTAAGATAATATATATTCTACATAAGTTATACCATCTACACTAGAGTATAATTTAAAATTATTTAAAGCATAATCAGCATTGGCAGGATCATAATCACCTAATATTAAATTAGTATTAAAAGTGAATGTAAAATCACTTTGTCCTGCGATATCTGTTACTGTAAAACCCTGCGCGCCCGCGTAATATTGTTGATTTGTTTCGGTGATTAATCCACCATTTGGTATTGCCATATCTTATTAACTTTTTTCGTTTGCATCTACGTTAGCTACAGCTTGTGAAGCTGTTTGTATAATAGTTGGGTCTTGTATTATAACACCTGCGTAAGCAAGTATTCTCATTATTAATTCATCTTGATCAGTAACGTCTAAGTCAAATTGAACTGAAGTACCTACAGCATATATAAAAGCACCTACGCTATTAGTTGTAAAACCCCAAAGAACATTGTTAGGCTTTTTTAAATATGATATAGATATATCATTAGTTATAGTGTTAGGATATACTTTAACTACGTCTTCTACGTAAGTATATATTGGAAAGTTTTCTGTAGGTTGAGTTAAAGGGGAAAGTAATAATTGTCTTAACTCATTTGGTTGAGTATATTGACCTAAATCTGTGTCTTTGTAAAATACAGAACCTAATCTATATAAAACATTTGTAGTTCCTATAACAACCGGTTGATCAGGATCACTAGTCTTTAATAAAGGAAAATTAGAATTAACTGCATCATAAGGTATTACAGTATTTTTTTGAAAAAATTGTAATTTTTGTTCAATGTTTTTTACTCTATCTGAATACTCTGTATCATTACTCGGTAAACGATATTGTTGGTTTAAGTCACTAGCATAAGCTTCAAACATAGTAAGTTGAGCTTGCGTAGCAATTTTATTAAACTCATCAGGAGTTATATAACCTCTTTGTTGTTGATTAAGGATTAATAATACCGTTTGATATACTGTGTTAACGTTTACCATTATATTTGTGTTTTAATAAAAAGGCGGACGAATCCGCCCTTGTTATTATTATTTTAGTCTTTTTTCTATTGACTTAAATACTTCTACTCCTTCATCTGTTTTAAACCACGCAGCAATAGCTGAGTAAGGGTTTTCATCAAATGGAACAGTCATTAATTTTCTATCATTACTAGCCCAATGAATTGATCTTTGGTCTGGTGATATTCTTATAATGTTATGTTCTACCGCGTTAATTGCAAAGTTTCTTAACTGCACGTTTTCATCAGCAGCAAGAGACATAAACAATCTAGCGTTCTTTTTAGCAAGTAATAATAAGTCTCTTCTTAATTCTTTTGAAGACATTTTATTTACTTTTGAACCATATTCTACTCTTACAATAGCTTCTGCTAAATCAATATCCATATCTCTAGCAACGTTTAATGCTTCAATTTCCCATTCAATATCTTCAAGTTCATCTTGTGCTATACTAACAGGTTTATGTTCAGTATACTTCAAATCTTTCATTGGGTGATATATAGATAATAACTTTTGTAAAGCTGTTTTTTCTTTTGGAACACTTAAAGTTCCATCAACAAACGTAATATGACCTAAAGTTACTTCACCTTTTTGTTCGTCACGAAAAGGACTATTCATGTTAGTAGCGTATCTTAATTCTCTTTGTTCATTTGTCTTATTGTCAAACCACAACATTGGATGTCTTAAAGTATGTTTGCTTGGTATTGTAAAAGTTAAAGGTGATTTACTTCCTTTAAGTAAATAAGTTCTATCTTTTATTTCCCAGCTTGGTTTAGCTGGTTTTTTTGGCGCAGCTTTCACTGCAACCTCTTGAGGAGCAACCTCAATAATTTCTTCTGCTTTAGCTTTTTTAGCCATAATATAATATAATTAAATAGTTTATAAAAGTAATAATTACCCCCGTTGATATAACGAGGGTAAAAATTACATTAGTATTGAGTTATTACACTCCTTTGAATAATACAAAGTTGTTAGCAGCTTGAGTTACTAAACATCTTTCTGATAGGAAGTTTACTTCCATAGCATCAAGAGTTGAAGTAAATGCACCACCAACAGAACCTGTTAACCATGATTTCATTCTTCTATCATCAGTTTGTGAAGCTCTATATCTTACGTGTAAGAAAGGGCGTCTGATGTTAGTTCCTAAAATTTGATCGTAAACAGTTGTTGTTCCTGCTGGAATTAATACTCCTTCAATAGACTGAGGTCCTACCATTCCACCACGAGTTGAAGCGTCGTTTAAGTATTTCCAATCAGTTTTGTAAAAGTCATAAGAACCTCTTCTGAAACCGCTGAAACCTAAGTTTAAAGCCATTTCTTCTGAGTTTTCAAATAATCCAAAAGCAGTACCACCATTGAATCCTGCAGAAATTCCTGCAAGCATATCATCAAAGTCAAGAGCCGTAGATCTGTCTAAGAATAACATGTTTTCTTCAATTGCACCTTGTGTATCTAAGTTTCTAAGAATACCATCGAAATCTCCAATACCTGTAGCAGCAGAGAATCCAACTTGTACATTACCTCTATCTTCGATAGCTGCAAATAAACCTTGAGAACCTATAGCGCCTGAAGCACCTAAAGCAACTGCAGAACCTGCTGCCGTAACTTCTGATTCAACACACATCATTTCTAGGTAATCTTCAAATCTTAATCTTGTTTCAGATTCAGATTTTAAATACCAAAGGTATCCACCAGTTCCATCTTCAGTAGCAACTTCTACCCAGCCGATTTGAGCTGTATCAGATCCATTTACTGTGTATTTGTTTCTGATGATAATAGGGTTGTTACTAAATTGTGTGAAAGCAGGTTCAACACTTACGTACTCATTGTTCGCTAGTGTAGAAGCACCACCGTTACTATTTAAAGTAACTGATCCTTTAGCATATTCAGAACCGTATACGAATATTTTAAGATCTCCTACTAATCCAGCAGCAGCCCAAGTAGACGTGTAAGGTTCAACTGTTATAGTACCACCTACACCAGGTGTAGAAGCTACTACTAAACATTTTACTTCACCACCAAAGTTATCTAAGATAACTACTGTAGCTCTAGCTGATACAACGTTTGATACAGTTCCTGGCAGTGTTAATACTGTTGGAGGTCCTGCAACTACGTTAGCAGCTGGTACATCATAAGCAATGTGTAATCTGTTTTGTTCTGACCAAATTACTTGGTCACTTGTCATTGGAAGCTCTGCTCCAACCATTCTTAAGAATCCAGATAAGGTTCTGTTACCATATCTTTCAACTTCAGCTTCGTAGATTTCTGGTAAATACTGCTGTGCAAAATCTGCAAAGTTAGCAGCTCCAGCATCTGTCCACTGTAAATAGTTAGATTGTAAAAGCTCTTGTTGTTGACTTGGTATTATAGTACCAAATTGTGGGTTTAAAGCCATTTTTTCTAAATTTTAATTGTTAAATGTTCGTTTTTTTATTTTCAATTTTGATGAATCAGATCCACTAATAGACTTTACCTTCATTCCACCCACAAAAACATCTCCACTGGCAACCTGCCTAGGTGTGTCTGTAGCCGGATTTTTCGATTGTTTAACGATAGTTTTAACACCATCTGCTTTACCTTGCTCATAAAAATGAGAAGCTAGCTTGTCCGCATTCATCGCAGCATATAAAGCTTTGTGGTAACCAGCTGCATCAGAAATATTTCCATTATTGTCAATAAATTTATTAACAAAATTTTCAATATTACTTTGAGCCTCTGCAACACGCCCCGGATCTTTTACCTTGTATCTAAAATTTTTGTCTCCGACAGAATAATCAAAACCTTTGAATTCTGATCCGAACAAATCATTAGTACGTTTTTGGAAAATTTCCTGTGACTGCTTTATAGTTTCTTGCTGTTTGTTGTAACGATTAAAAAAATCTGTAGCTTTTTGTTGTTCTGGATTAACTCCAGGTCTGTTTTTTATATCAGCATAGTATTGATCTTTTAATTTAGTTAGATCATTTTTAGCATGAGCAACAGCTTCTTTGTAAGCTAGTTTTTTTCTTCGTATATCTTTTGCCTCATCTAAATCTTCATCGTATTGATAATCTTCTAATAATAGACCTATATCTTCACTGTCTAGATGTGGTTTAGTTTTTTTATAATATTCTTGTAATACCTGTTTATCATCTAAAGAACCATAATCTCTATTTAGTTCTACATAATCAGACACTGTACCACCTGTATCGTCCATAAACTTAACCAGCTTTTCAATATTTTCTGGTAATTTAGGAGTTTCAATTAAAGGTTCTTTTTTCTGTATTGGAGTAGTTTCAACTTTTTCAGTTACTTCTTCAATAATTTCAGTAAAAGGTTCTTCTTTAGTTTCAGTAAAAGTTTCTTCTTTAATTTCAACAATTGGTTTTTCTTCTACAACTTTTTCTGGTTCTTTAGTTAAATCCATTTTAGCAACAGCTGGTTGTACCTCGCCTTGTGCTTCTGGTTTAGATAAATCAATTTTAGCTACTTCTTTATCAGATTTAGCTAGTTGTTTTGGTTTTTTACTTTTTGGTTTTGACTTTATTTTAAAGTCACCCTCCTGTTTTACAGGTTCTTTTGCTTCTTCAGCCATAATATAATATAATTAAATAATTAATAATTAAGCAACTGGAAATTGATCTTCCATTTGCCCTTGTTGTTCAAAATTAGTAGGTAATAAATCATTTTTTCTTTGATCTATCATAGTACTTTGTTGTGTACCTGCTATTCTTGTTCTTTTGTCTTTACGATCTTCTATTTCTTTTTCTCTTGTAGATTCTCTTTGAGTTTTCATTTGTTCTAATTGAACTTGATAATTAAACTCTTCTGACATTAATTCTCTTTTTATTTGAGCCTCTGCTTGCATACGTTGTATTTCAAACTGAGACTTAGCTTGCTCAAAGTTTACTTTTTCAGATGTTAAAGCTTGTTGTTTTTGTACTTCAGCCTCTGCTGCAGCTTGACTAGCTTGAGCGTTTGCTTGTGCTTGTTGTTGAGACATTTCAGCTTGCATTTGTCTTTCACGTTGTAACTTACGTTTACGTTTCATTTTTAACATTTGGTTAGCAAGCTTTAAATTACGTATTTGACGTATTTCTATTGCATCTTCTAAATCAATACCACCACTTGATAAAGCCACCTGTATGTTTTGTTCTAACATTGCTTTTTCTTCTTCATCTGGCTCAAGATCTAAGAATATACCAAAGTCATGTAAATTAATTTGTTCTAAACCTCTTAACGTTTCAGTATTAAATATAGATATACTTTGTTTTAATACGTTAGCAGTTAGAGGATAATCTAACATGTCATTAACTTTCTTAGATATATTTTCACATATTCTTAACGTTAAATATAAACTAGCGTTATTAATATGTTTTGTAGCTATATTAGAAGCTTGTGCTGCTAGTTTTTGTAAACCAACTAAAGTACTTTTATCTGGTGTACTACCATCTCTTGCTTCGTTTAATCCTGTTACATCACGTATCATTTGTAAATAATAATTATACGTAGATATTAAACTTTGTATTTTAGCTTGACCAGAACCTGTAGCTAATTCTTGTACAGGTACTTTACCTCTATTTATATCACCATCTTGTGTTAAAGATCTACCCACAACAGAACCTGTTTGGAAATACATATTAAGAGCTTCTGCTGGATTATAATTTGTACCATTACCTAAATCAACTTCTGCTAAACCATCCATATCTAAGAATACACCATCTGGCACCATTCTAGCTATCACTTGTTGTAGTTTAAGATGTGTTATTTGAATCATGTCTGCAAAACCAGTTATTCTACCAACTGTAGAATCAATACGACCTTTATATATTCTAGGAGCGCATATTGCATAATTCATTTCTACTTTTGTAGTGTCAGCAAAAGGTCTTGTCATATTAGGACACATTTCCCACCTTAATAATATATTTGTTCCTAAAACTTTAACACCTCTATATAAAACTTCTATTGTTCTTCCAACTCTTTCAAAGTTATCATTTTCAGGTGGATTAAAACTATCTGGTTTTTCTATAGCCTTTAATAAACCGCTTTCTGTTTCTTTTATTTTAAATACTTGATTACTATATGTTTTGTATTCAAAATACAATAAAGGAATAGTATTAGAATCCCATGCTCCTTGACCAAAACCATATTTACTTTCTTGACTACCTTGATATTCTTGTATTTTTTCTAATACATTATCACTTAAGCTTGGAAATTGTTTTGCTATTTCTGGTAATGTTTGCGCTTTTAATTCACCTACATAATATATGTCTTCAAAATTTGGATCTTCTGTGTAAGAATATATTAAATAAGCTGGATCTACATAATCAACAGTTATACCGTTTGATACGTTAAAATCTGTTTTAACAGCTCCAATACCACAAGTTACTAAATCATAGTTTACTCTACGTCTTGTTAAATCCCATTTGTTATAATCTAACACTTGGTTTATAACTTCTTCTTCTGCTATTTCTACAGACTGCTTGTAAGTCAACTGCATATGAAGCTCTAACTCTTCTGGTGTTTGTGGTAATTGATCTTCAGGTATGTTAGTATTATATAGCTCTTTTCCTAGTTGAGCTGTTATTTGTTTCATTGTATCTCTTGCGAAAATATCTTGCGCTAATAATTCAGCATAACTAGTTCTTTTTTGTATAGCAGCAGGATCTTGTGCAAAAGCATTTATATCATAATCTTTGTTAGAAATACCATTAGATAATATATCTACGAATTTAGATATAATAGGTACTGGTTTCCAGTCTAAATTAAGATAAGACAAATCACCATTAATAGATAATTCATCTTTATATTTTTGAGTAGGTTGTTCGCCTCTAGCGTATAATCTAAGTCTATTATAATTATTCCATGTGGTTAGATATCTATTGCCATTTGTTCTCCCTTGATTAAACCATTCTTGCTCTATAGCTTGAGCAACCTGCTCGCCATATTCCCAAGATGCTTTTTCAGCGTCGCTAACCACTTGGCTAGGAAAAATGCTATTACCGTTAGTATATACTTTTCTCATTTAATCTATCATTTTAGATAATAACCCACTATTATCAAATTTTTTTATTCCTAAGTCATAATTTTTTCTCATAACTTGAGGAACAGGTCTATATTTATTTTTATTACAAGCCATTATTGCTAAACCAGAGCTAATAGAAGCATCGTGTGTTGTTCTATTGTTTATATTAAATTTAGCCCAGTCTTCTAATGTTCTTTGAAAATATGTATCTCCATATGTATTGTCGTCTCTAAGTCCAACGTAGCTTTCAACATAGCTTTCTATAGCAGCAGCGTGAGCTTGCATTATATCTTGACTAGAGTTAGGTATACCACCTATTTCTCTTTCTGTAACAGATAGTTTGTTATAAACTTTATCTGGTCTATTCATTGCAAAACCTCTATAACCTCTACGTTTAAAATGGTATAGTAATCTAGGTTTATTATTTTCAGCAAGTATTGGCATACCATAAAAAATACAAGCCATTAAAACATCTTCAAAGAATATTTCAGCCGTTTGTGGACGAGCGATATATTCTAAAAAGAAATGATTTGGTGGCACGTCTTCCATGCTAAATTTTGTTAATCCATGCAAAGCTCCATTAGAACCTCTACCGTCTACTGTACCTGATATATCATAACTGTCACAACCAAAAGCTCCTAAAGTATCATTACCAGGATGTTTATTGCCTAACTTACTTATTACATTGTTTTGTAATCTTTTAGGTGGAACCCATGAA